GAGGCATTTTAAGATACCACGGAGATATACATCAAGTTGATATGTCATCTGGCGAGTGGTTGGTACTAGCTAGAACCAAATATTTATTAGAAGATACTAAAGATTTTTGCGAGGAACGTGGTTGGTATTATAATTTTAAAAATGAAAAATCAATAAATGAAGATACCTTTAAAGCTATTACAGATTGGGAACATTGGCGTAAAGGTCAAGAACTAAATTATGATGCTGTAAAAAATATTTATGGACACATGAGTTCTAGAAAAATTAATCAAGCACATAAGTTAGGTAAAACATTATTAAAAGATCAAACTTATATCATAGAAGATTGTATGAAAGATTATGGATTAAACACAAACGATGTTTGGTACGAGTCACTAGATGAGATTGATTTTCGTACAAAAGAGTATATAAGAGCAATGAGAAGAAATGGAGAATTATTGAAACAAGAACCTAGAATAAAATTATCAACCATACATGGTATGAAGGGAGGTGAATGTGATAACGTTGTATTGTTGAGTGATCTTACAGAAAATACGATGCGTAACTTTGAAAAAACTCCAGACGATGAAAACAGATTATTTTACGTTGGAGCAACAAGAACTAAAAAACAATTACATATTGTAGAACCTAAATCATTTGACATGAGTTATCCGCTATGACACATAAAGATATGTTTAAATCAACTACTTACGATTCATTAGATAAACAGGTCGATGGCAATCATTATAAAAGTATGAAAATACAACCTGCTGAGTTTATAAACGAAAATAAACTTTTGTTCGCAGAAGGAAACGCTATAAAATATATTTGTAGACATCGGTCTAAAGGAAAAGAAAAGGATATTAAAAAAGCTATTCATTATCTTGAAATGATTTTAGAGAGAGACTATTCGTGAGAGGATTACAACAACCATTGTTTGCACCACAAACTGAGTGGGTACCACCATTAGAGTTTAAAGATTTAAGTAACTATGATGAGATAGCCATTGACTTAGAAACCTGCGATCCAAATATCAAGACGCGTGGTTCGGGGTCAGTGGTTGGTGATGGTAAAGTTGTAGGTGTAGCAGTAGCAACAACTGATTGGTGTGCATACTTTCCTTTTGATCATTTGGGTGGTGGTAACTTAGATAAGGGTAGAGTTCTATCTTGGTTTAAAGATGTTTTAAAAACACCTGCTACTAAAATATTTCATAATGCAATGTATGATGTGTGTTGGATAAGAGCCATGGGTTTACAGATAAATGGTGAGATCGTAGACACGATGATAGCTGCTAGTCTGATTGATGAGAATAGATACACGTATAATTTAAATGCAATTGCATATGAATTTTTAAAAGAAAGAAAAAGTGAAACAGAATTAAACAACGCTGCAAAAGAATGGAGTCTAGATCCAAAAGCAGAGATGTGGAAACTACCTGCAATGTATGTTGGTAAGTATGCAGAGAAAGATGCAGAGTTAACTTTTAAACTTTGGAATAGATTTAAACATGAGATCAGAGAACAAGATTTACAAAATGTATTTGATTTAGAAAAAAATGTTTTTCCTTGTCTTGTGGATATGAAGTTCAAAGGAGTTCGCGTAGACGTTGAAAAAGCGAATCAAACAAAGAATCAATTAGCAACAAAAGAGAAACAAATTTTATTAAATCTTAAAAAAGAAACAGGTATTGATGTAGAGATATGGGCAGCAGCTTCTATTGCAAAAGTATTTGATAAATTAAAATTACCTTATGACAGAACAGAAAAATCAAAAGCACCATCATTCACTAAAAATTTTTTACAGAATCATTCTAATCCTTTAGTCAAACAGATAGCGCAGGCTAGAGAAATAAACAAAGCACATACAACTTTCATAGATACTATTTTAAAACATGAACACAAAGGTAGAATACACGCTGATATTAATCAACTTAGATCAGATCAAGGAGGAACGGTTACGGGTAGGTTTAGTTATTCTAATCCTAACCTACAACAGATCCCTGCTAGAAATAAAGATCTTGGGCCACTGATTCGATCATTGTTTATACCTGAAGATGAATGTAAGTGGGGTTGCTTTGACTACTCGCAACAAGAACCGAGGTTAGTGGTTCACTATGCATCGTTACAAAGATTATTAGGAGTTGAAGATGTGCTAGAGGCATACAAAGATGGTGATGCAGATTTCCATACTATTGTTGCCGAAATGGCAGAGATACCTAGAACACAGGCTAAGACTATAAATCTTGGTCTGTTCTATGGTATGGGTAAAAATAAACTTCAAGCAGAATTAGGTGTAAGTAAAACTAGAGCAGAAGAATTATTTCAACAATATCATGGTAAAGTTCCTTTTGTAAGAGAACTTATGGATTCTGTATCCAGAAGAGCGCAGGATTCTGGTAAGATAAGAACTCTTTTAGGTAGACGTTGTCGTTTTCATTTATGGGAACCAAATCATTTTGGCTTACATAAACCTCTACCACATGATGAGGCACAAAGAGAATATGGGCCAGGTATAAAAAGAGCCATGACATACAAAGCATTAAACAGATTAATTCAAGGTTCAGCAGCAGACATGACTAAAAAGTCTATGGTTGATTTATATAACGAGGGCATAGTTCCACATATACAAATACATGATGAACTAGATGTTTCAGTAGAGTCTGATGAGCAGGCTAAAAAGGTAATTGAAATTATGGAGAATGCTGTTAATCTAGAAGTACCCAACAAAGTTGATTATGAACACGGGAAGACTTGGGGGGATATATATGATAAGGAATAAATATGGCTTACTTGAATGCAAATATACCACCAACTTATGCTCAAATAAAAAGAGAATATCTTTATGATCTTAAAAAACATCATGGAGAAGTTGAAGATTGTATCATCTTTGGTTTATCGGCAATCACTGGCCGTAGCATACTATGGCATGCTATTATGGAAAACGGTGCAATATTTTATCGCTTACCAATTAGCGCGTTTATTCAAAAGGGATTTGAGCCATCCAGAGTGCCCACAAGAAGACTTGATGAACTACAGCTTTGGAATTGTTTTTCTTATTATCCTTCTGTTCATTCTTGGGATATTTTAGACGGTCAAGCAGGTAAATATATAGGTAAAGATAAAAAATGGCACCCAGGTAAATACTTATTTACGGTTGACTTTGCACACCCCGAAAGTAATATATTAGATACAGATCATTCTGAGATACCGCACGAACATAAGTGCGCACACATAATTGCCTTAGATGATGGCAATTTTGCAGCACAACCAAACAATAGATGTATATGGGATATACCTTCGTTTACTGTAAAAGATAATATTCCTGATTGGAAAGTGCAAACAAATGAATGGAACGTGGAAGATAGTAGGGCTTGGCGTACAGAAGATACAGACAAGTTCTTCTATGAAATAGAGGAGAAGAAAAAATGATGGAAAAATGTAAAAAAATTTGTTGCAAGATTTGGGAAATAATCTGCTGGCCTTTTAGAAAAGTCAAGGATTGGCTTTGGTCAAAATAATTTATGAGTAAGAAACCTTTAACCATATCGGAGTCGGCAGCCGTGCAGATGCCTATGAAGACGGTTGCCTCTCTGATAATCATCGTTGCTCTTGGCACCATGGGTTATTTTCAAATTGTTGAAAGATTAAACATAGCTGACACTAGACTTCAGCTAATGGAAAAAGATTTAGAAGAGAATACAGAATTTAGAATTAAGTGGCCACGGGGTCAACTTGGAGCGTTACCCGCAGATTCTGAACAATTTATGATGATCGAAGATCTTTATAAGACTACAGATAAGTTAAACTCACACATAGAATCTATGGCATTGAACAAAGTTAATATAGAATTTTTAAGAAAACAAATGGATAAAGTTTTAGTTGATATTGAAAAATTAAAAGATGCCAACAGAGAAATGAAATATACAAATGGTAACGGACAATGATAGAAGCTGTCATAGGATTATTAATGTTTGTAAACGGAGAGATCAAAGAGGCTCGTTTGCAACCGTCAATGGCCATGTGCCTTCGCGGGAAACGTGAAGCAGAGAGAACTTATTCTGAGTCTGTTACTTACAAATGCTGGCGTGGTAAAGCAGAATTAGAAGATAATATCGATGGCTCGAAATCTATTAAGAAACTTATCATATCTCAATAAATTTGCACAGAAACTTAGAGACGCTAGGTTAAATAAGTATGCGAAAGAAGTTCGCACCCCACAATATAAACAGAGAATAGTTAAAAATAAAAAATTGTATGATCGTAAGAAATTAGATAAGATATAATTATGTTTGGAAAATTAAATTTTTATATTGATACTGCAGCAGGAGAATGTCCACATTGTGGAGAGAGCACTTTGTTAATTGCTGTTGTTAGTGAAGTCTATCGTTGCACAACTTGTGGTGAAGATACTAAACAACATATAAATGGTGAAATAAAATATTTAAAATTGACAGAGGATGATAGACAATGGCTAAAAAACCAAAGTATGGAGTAAATAATTATAAAGGTTCAACAAAGAAAAAAAGACCTGGAAGACACGCAAAAAAACCAAACAAAAAATTTTCTAGAAAAATGTACAGAGGCCAGGGCAGATAATGAAACTATTTGTATTGGTATTATACATCTGTTCGGGAGCAGCAAATACATGTCTACAACCTTTTGTATTTGAAGAGAAATTTAATTCAGCTTATGATTGCATGATCAAAGGATATGAAGAAGGCAAAAATAAGATAATAGAATTTGGCCCTGAAGATGTAAATAAATATGACATGTATATTAAATTTAATTGTTTATCTGAAGAAGTAATTCTAACCCCAAAAAAACCAGTAAAAGAATTAAAAACTTAAACTACCCCCGCTGTATGATAAGAGAGGGAGCATAAATGTGCGAGGGTAGAACTTAAACGTTCCTTGTTGTGGGAATATCTACATTGCCATAATTTAAACACAAAGTCAAAATAAAACTTGACCACATGTTATAGTATGGTAATTTAAAGTAAAAATATAAAGGGAGAATAATGGCAAGAAAAAATTTTAAAAGTGTAACAATACCGAAAGTAGCATATGAAGAAATAAAAACGTTAGGAGAAAGTAAGATATTTGAAGTACCTTTGTCAGTGTCAAAGACTATTGTGTGGTTGCTTGAAAAACAAAAAGCACATCACAATAGAAAAAACAAAATGAACTGATGCTTAAAATAATCTGTCCTAAGTGTAGTGGTAATGGTTATCTTGGTGGTTCAAGAGATACAGATAAACAAGTAGATTGTGATTATTGTAATAGTGAAGGTGAGGTTGATATTACTGAGGAAACGGTTAATTATGGGCGTGATAAAGTTAGAGGAATCAGAGAATCATGCCGAAAAATGTAAGGTTAAAAGGTGACTATAGTGAGAACTCTGCTGTATTATATTTTCAAAAGCGTGATTTTTACGTATTCAAATGTTGTCAGAATCACGGAGCCGTGGATATTATCACTATTGATAGTCGTAACAGGAGTCTTAAATTGTGGGATGTTAAGACACAAAGTTATAGAAAGGATGGAACGAAAATATCCAGACTCCCCAGAAGAAAAAGAGTTGGGCATCGGATCATAAATATTATTTATTATGATATAGATAAAGAAGTTTGTTTTATACCAAAGAAACGAAAAAGGAGAAAGAAATGAAATATATATTATCAGTAACAATAGTATGTTCACTACTAACAATGATGGTTGTTTTGAGTGGTTGCTCAAGAACTAAGTTTGATGGGTTTGACCCGACAACTTCAACGGTAAGATGGATTATTACGGAGTTTAGTAAAAGTGAAAACTAGATGGAATGAGAGGTATAAGTACCCAAAGAGCAGTAGATCTCTAGTCATGGGTCGAAGACACTACGATATAAATGATAATAAGTTACCATCTGTAACCACGATCATAGCACAAACTCAATCAGAGGAAAAGAAAGAAAGTTTGGCTAGATGGCGGCAAAAGGTTGGCGAAAAAGAGGCAGACTCTATAATGAACGATGCTTCTAAACGTGGGACTGCCATGCATAACTACCTAGAACACTACCTTATTAGCCTTAAAACAGGCCTTAGACACGAAAATCTGACCGATGTAGGGGTACAGGCTAAGAAAATGGCCTTAGAGATTATAAAGTATGGATTTGAAGACTTGCATGAGATATGGGGATGTGAAGCAACTTTGTATTATCCTGGTAAATACGCAGGAACTACCGATGTTTGCGGTAGATACATGGGTGAAGATAGTATTATAGACTTTAAACAGACCAACAAACCTAAGAGAGAAGAGTGGATAGACGATTATTTTGTACAATTAGCAGCGTATGCTTTAGCGCATAACAAGATCTACGACACAAAGATTAACCAAGGAGTGATCTTAATGTGTTCAAAAGATGGCATGTATCAACGTTTCACGATCAGTGGACAACGATTCATGGACTTTAAAGACAAATGGCAACGGAGATTGGAGCAATATTATGACAATAAACATAACGAAAATAGCACAGATCAATAGAGGTTCGGGGTTCGGGGACGGTGAATGGAAAGAGGATATGCGGAAACTTGGTAATTTTAAAACGGCATATGATAAGGCAAATGACAAAGAAATGAAAGAGGTTTATAAAAATAAATGGTACGATTATGTCAAAATTATGGCAGAAAAGATAGATACATATAGTGGGAAATCCTGAGTGATATTTTTTTTCAAAAAAAATTTGAAATATTTTGTGTTACCTTTGTTACCATGGTACAAAAAATGTAATAAAATCAATAGTTTAGGTACAAAAATATGGTATTTTTTTGGTAGATTCATGGTAGATTTGGTAACAAAAGAGGACAAAGTCCGTCACGCGCGTGAGGTTTTTTTTATAAAAAATTTGGGTCAGTCAAATATTCCCACTATATAGATTAAACATTGTGTGCTAATTTAAGGTATGGCTGCAAAACGTAAGAAATCTAAATATCGACATGTTGTTATCAAGAACAAGAAGTATTACTTCTATTCTATAACGTGGGTCGACATCACGGGTGATTCGGGGCATTGTACATCAGAAGAGTTTATGAAGTTCAAACCAAGTATAATGGTTACTCAAGCATACCTATTTAACAAAGATAAAAAAAACGTTAGAACTTTTGCTTCGTATGAACAGGGTGATGAATTATTTTCTGATCGTAATGTATTTCCAAGAGGTTGTATTTTAAAAATGGAAAAGGTTAATCTTTAGACTTATCTGTATCTTCTAGATTTTGTTTAATTTGTTTCACATCCACCTCACCAATCAATGTAGAGTGATCTGATACTAACTTCATAAATTTGTCCTCTAATTGTTTGGCATCTAAATTTTCTATCTTGCCCGTTAATGATAATATCTTTTTCTGATCAACATACAGCCCGCCAACTTTACCCCTTGCTACTTCTGCATTTACAGCAGATGAAAACGATCTCCTGACTAGTGCCTGATCCCTAATTTTAGCTAGTTCTGCCAGATGCCCGTCCATAGATATGTCGTATTTCTTTCTTGCTTCTTCTCGTAGTTCTGCAATGTAATTATAAACCACAGGAAAATATTTTGGACTTTGTAATTGAGATGCCTTTACCCGCGCTGTATCCTTCGGGTAGCCCGCCTCTATAGCACATTCAGTGCCCGTCATCTTACCAGCTTGTGAGACCAGCAGTTCTGCAAACTTTCGCTGTTTCTCGGTGAGATGTCTAGAGATCCCTCTTTTTGGTTTTGGTACTGGTACTTTTTCCATAATATGTTATATGTAATTAAAGTTAATTTAATATGTTTGTTAAGCATTTGCAAGAGTATTTAGACAAGTTCACAGACGGCACGAAGGGCAACGCTGTCAGCAACGCCCGTATATTTATGGAATCTGAAGACGGACATCTTGAAGAGATCAGACGTATTGAAGTCCAAGAATCCACAATCATTGGGCAACCATCTATTAGAGTAGTCCTAAAAGGAACATCTAACAAAAAAATTATATCTAAAACTTTTAATCAAACTTAATTAAGTTTGGCTCTTTCTCTTTCTTCTTTAGCTTGTATATATCTATGATTTACTTCATCATCTAATAATGATTGCATAGTCTCTCTGATTTTATCAGTAGTGCCGTAATACATAACATTATTCATAACTATCTGTCTCATAATAGCAGAAGTTAAAGCATGAATACTAAAATCAAGATTAAGTTCTTTTTTTTCTTTTTGTGCTCTTTTTACTAACAAATCAAATTTATCAATATATTTAATTATAAATTTGTATGTTTTATCGTTCTTTTTCTTTTTACTTACTTTCATATGTTTCTCCTTTTTATTGTAAGTTGTTTGCATTATCGTTTATTAATTTAGAGATAGCCCTACAATCTTTATCATCTTCATCTGTCCAAGTTGATTTATTGCTTTCATAGGCATCATACTGCCAACTATTCCATTTATCCACTAGCCTCTGTGCCTGCTCCCTCTTCTCTTTTTTCTTTCTTTCGTATTGTTCTTGCTTATTCTTGCTATCTCTGTAGTCGTGTCCATCATCTCTTTGTGTCATTTTTAATCTCCACTTAAATTTAGTCCGATAGGCGCGAGGTCATAACAACCTCTCCACGCCTATCTTAGGAGGCCTTTAGTTTAAAGTTATTAATTACTAACTTTGATACAGGTTCTACCTTACCTATTCTACGTCTAGAATTCATATTATTCTTTAGGCAAGTTCTTTCGTAAGAATTCTTCAATCTCACGTCCATTCTTGCACTTCATTAAACCTTTTTCCCACTCCCTATCTTTTATGAGCCTGTTCACTACAAAAAATATAATGATACTAGCTACACTGATTGCTAAGATACCAACAAAAAGCATTCCAAAACCATATCCTGCTGTCATATAGCAAACTCCTGTTCTAGTTGTGGGAAAGGATATTTCTCTCTCCAAAATCTTCCGTTGTATGAGAAGTATCCAACATATTTATCATTCTTGTACACTTTAGGCGGAATAAAATTGCCACCGCCTAAATCATTTTCATCTCTGTATAACGTCACCAAATCACGTAGCTTTGATAATTTCTTATGACCTATATTTTTAATTTCATCTGTACCCCAAACTTTTTGTGTAGGGTCTTGTTTAAAATCGGCATTACCTACATTGGTTAATAGTTTAATAAAAAATTTATCTTTCATTTTACTTCCTTCTGAACTTTGGTGATTTCAAAGTGATCTCGGTCTATAACCTCATCACCGCTAAAATCACCACTATTGACTATCTCTTTTGCTTTC